TAGAACTTATTATCCTGGCTTTTAATCTCAATTATAAGGCTTAAAGATTGAATATACGCATCCGGAATATAGAAATGCCATTTTCCGTCTCTAGGACATATATAATCAATAACTATAGGACAAGGCATAAATAGATCTTTTGGATCCCAATTCATGACTTCATCTATATGCCTAAGAAAATCTAGTTCATAAGATCCAGTATAATCAAATTCTACACCTTGGAAGTTATACTTCCCGGAGATCTTTCTTTTTCGCAGCATATTCTTCTGAATATCTGGATCTCTAAGAAGCGTTGATTTTCCGTGGACTTTCATCATTCTTTTTACAAAGAGCGCTCTAAATTCTTTTCTTTCGGCTTCAGAAGCCAATCTTTCATATTTACCAAGCTTTTCGTTCCATGGTGTGTTTTTTCCACTGAGAATAGATTTTCCAAACAGATTGGCAGGAGGCAGCTTATTTCTAACGTTAAATAGCCATTGCTTCTCAGTGACTCCTTGAGGGCAACATCCTGGGTGTTCGCTGTCTAAATGATCTAAAGTAGCTTCTATACTCGTATAGCGTCTTCTACATACGGGGCATAAGGATTTTGGTTTCATAGGTACGTCCATTTAAGATATCAATTGAGAGTTTCGGTATTTATATATAATATCTGTAATTTATAACATTTAAATAGAGGTATACAATAAAGGTAAAAATATGGTAGAAGCAACATTTGCTATAGACAACAAGGGCAAAAATACGATCTTAACCGATGCACGGGCGGCAGGTATTCGTATAGCCAATTTGTTACTAAATAATAGTCTAGTCCTTCCTAATAATGAAAATGTATTCTTTGCGCCAAATTCTAGACGTATGGAGTTTTCTAATTCCTCAACAATCGCAATAATGCAGCAAGAGATACGCAGTCTTATCACAACATATATTGGGTCAGAGTTTTCATTTGATGTTTATATTGATACCGATAATAATGGCAATAAAGTAAACGATCCGCGTAAGAATCTAATGATAACTATCACTATTGGATCTTTAGATGGATCAATGTCGTCTTTGACATTTAAAGGGTCATCTACAAAAGATGGAATTAATTTGGAATCAGTCATAAACGTGTAAAATTTAATCAGAAGAACTAAATTTTGAAACCCATTTTAAAGAAAGGTAACAAATATGATGAATACTGAAAGGACCAAACTTAAAATTAGGAAAAGACCACCTTCCGTTACATCCGCAGAAACTGTTAATAGCAAAGTTGTTAACGAATCTTTGGATGATTCAAGTATGGTTCAGAAGACAGAAGTAGAAGAAAAGACTATTGATGTTCCAGAAATTGATAAGACGGAAGTAGAGGAAATGACTATTGATGTTCCAGAAATTAATAAGACGGAAACTATCCTTCCTGCATTTATGGAAGCCAAGATTAAGGAAGCTAAATCAAAAGGTGTTGAAGTAACCATTACAGAATTCGATAATCCGAAAAGTAATAAGGCGACCAACGAACTAGAAAAAGCAGCTAGCAAACCTGTAGAAGAAACAGAAGTTAAAAAATTTGAACAGGTTGAAGCGGACTTTTTAGAAACTTCTGGAGTGAAAAAACAGTTTGGTACTAGGGGATCTTCGCCAAAATTAAAGGATGACGCAGTTTCTGATATTAAGACTAAGCCTGTTAAGGAAATTAAGACAAAACAGTTTTTCTCCGAGAAGCACCACGAAAGTATTGAAAAACATAACCTTTTGGTAGCTGCACAAACTAATACGAGTAGTGTACAAGAAGTTATGACTGCTGAGGAATTCTCTGAATTTGTCGGCTCTAATTTTTCTTCTTTCAAGATTGTAGATAAAGATACAGAATATTCAAGAGCAGCTTCTAAGTCGATTATTGCATCTTCTGCAAATACTTATTATTCTGTGCTAGCCCTGCATTCAGGATATAAGGCTAACATGCTTGCCTTACATTACTTAGACAAAAGTCGTCTAAATACTGTTTCCGAAGACATGTATAACGATCGTCATCGTTTATTTCGTTTAATCTACGATAAGATCGAAAATATGTCATTGCCAAAGCCAAAGTTCGAAGATTGGATGAAGATGACCGCTCTTTCGGACTTGCCACCGTTACTATACGGTATTTACGCAGCTTCATACCCTAGCTCTCAGACTTTCGATATCTCGTGCAATAAATGTAAAGGAAAGTCAACAGTCCCAACTAATCCAGAATCCATCATATCTGTCTATGATGACGAAGCGTACAAGCAAGTCAACGAAATTCTTAATAATGTAAAGACTATTGAAGAATTGCTGCAAGTCGCCCCGTTATATGAACAGAGAAAGCTCCCTATTGCTGAAAAGCGCTCAGTAGTCGTTATCAAAGAGCCGACATTGTGGGACTTCCTCGAGATGGCTAGATTCTTTAAGGGTCGTGAAGAAGAGTTTAAAGACTATGACGTTCTCTTGGAACGTGCATTATATGTAAGATATATTCTAATTCCTGACATTGCTTTAAAGAAGAAGACTGGTGAAAATACTATGCTCAAGGTTAGTGACCTTGAAATTATTATAAAATTCCTGGCTTCACTTGAGGATGACGAATCTACCAAATTGATAGATGCTGCCTCCGAAGAGTTAAATAGCAAATTTGACGTAAGGTTTGAGATTCCTAAATTTAACTGTAAGCATACGCACACAGCTGAAGATGGAAGTAGTCAATTATGTAAAAACGAGATTGGTCCTATACCTTTAGATATGGAACAATTGCTTTTTTTCAGGATACGGCGCGGTCTTCAGATGAAGGAAGAGAGCTAGATCACGCTACTAAGCGAGACAGAATCTTTGAGCAAGAGAACAGATCAATATTAAATTTGCTAGAACTGTTTGAAGGTAGAATTACCCTTACAGAGCTTCTGGAATTAGATGTAGCTCGCTTAAATGGCCTTATAGATGCTAAGAACAAAATCTTGGAGGAACGCTCTGCTGCTGAAGGTAACAGGTTACCAAGTGAAGGAGCGCCTAAGAGATTAACAATGCCTGGGGATCTTCAAGCCATTGCGCCACCAAATTAATACTTATACTCATAACATCTGGTTATGAGTATACTTTCTAGCTAATTTTGGATGTTTCGATGATTATTTACGTCATTGAACTTTCTAATGTAACACTCACTTAAAAATAAAGGTATTTATGTCTTTTAATATTACACCAAAATCAAAAGATCAGGAACTTCCGGTATTCGAAGTCTTGGAAGAAATTTCTAGGATTATTGAAAACACATTCGGACCACATGGAAGCACGTCTATTATCGAGGACAGGAACTTACGCCACTCAGCAACCAAAGATGGGTATACTGTTCTAAAAGCTTTGTTCTCTGAAGATGATTTAGAACGTGTCATTTTAGAATTTATTAAACGAGTATCCATGCGTCTAGCCCGTACTGTCGGTGACGGAACGAGCTCTGCTATTGTCTTAAGCGCTGCCTTTGGAAAGGGTCTTAAGAAATTCAAAAAAGATCATCCAGATATTTATGCCGGTGATCTCCAACAGATTTTAAATAAGATAAGCGAGAAAATTCAGGAAGAAATTAAGGCTGTTGCAAGACCATTAACAGAAGATTCTGAGGATCTTAAGAATGTATGTCTGATATCTTCTAACAATGATGAAGAAATCGCCGAGCTAGTTAGCTCTACTTATAAGCGCACTGGAAAATTTGGCATTGTGCATGTAGACCAAGGAGATCGTAAGGAGACTGAAGTTATCTTTAGTAACGGATTTGAAGTTTATAAAGGATACATTGACGACATGTTCTGCAATGTCGTTAAAGAAGATAAGAAGCTATGCGAACTTGAAAAAGCCTACGTTCTAATGTATGAAGGAGCTTTAACTGGGGATGATATCAAAGGTGTCGGTAAACTTATTGACTATGCGATAAGCAGTCAACGTGGATCTTTAGTTATTATCGCCAATGGATTTGATCCTTTATTCTCCCAATTCATTAGAGACAACGTTATTAAATTTAAAGGTCAACTCCCTATCTGTTGTATCGTACACGGAGTAGGAACGACAGCTGGAAAGAATCATTTCTACGATGCCTCCGTATATCTTGGCGCTAAAGTGGTGGAGAATACCTCCAAGGGTATAACACTTGACTCTATTTTTGAGAATAACGAAATCTTTGATACTTATCTAGGATACTCTTCTAAGGCAGTTATTGATGAACTAAACAGTCGGTTTCTAGAAGGCAAAGGACACGGATCTCCTGCTTTCAATACCCTGAAGCACATGCTTTTTGATAAGATCGAAGAAATGGGCTTGCAAGAAACTAAATTTGATTATGACTCCAATTTAGGTGCTCTTAAGGTTCGTTATGGTAGATTAGATGGCTGCACTGCAGTAATTAAAGTGGGCGGTCCTTCTAAAGCAGAAATTATGTCCAGAGCTTATCTTGTGGAAGATACCGTCTTAGCAGCAAAGTCAGCTCTGTTGTTTGGCGTGGTACCTGCTGGAAATATTTCTACTGCTTACATCCTTGATAGTAGTGACTTTAGAAAACGCGTTCTAGCTGATTTTAATACTTCGGAAAGCGATGTTGTTACAGAGCTTCTAGATATGTTATTGGAAGCATATATTGAGGTATTCACTAAAGTATCTAAGCAGACCACAGAACTTACTCTCGAGTTGGTGCGTGATCATAATATCCTAAATGTCCGAACAGGTATCAAAGAACCAATTGCAAGTACAAAGGTTCTAAATTCGGCTAGAACGGATATTGAGATTGTTAAAGGAGCTATTAGTGTAGTTACATTGATTGGCACTTCTAACCAGTTTATAAATTTCCCAAAACAATTCGTATAAATAGTGGGAGGTAGCTCCCATTTAAGGTTTACAATGGCGTCAATGACATTTCACGAACTTAGTACAAATCCGTCGGGTAAAGGCTCAGCAGCCTTTGCCCGACGGGGTTTAATTATTTCAGACTTAAAGAAAAGGGTGGAATATAGAAATAAAAAGGATGGCATCGAACTGAAGGTTTACAAAACGCCTAATAATGTCTTTGTATTATTTTTTAGGCTAATGTCAGAAACAATCCCAAAGCTATGGTATGATGTTGTGATAACCCTAACTCCTCCGGAAGTTGAGACTACTTCTAGGACTGTAGCAGATTATACTTGTAGGTTTGCAACAAATATGCCAAGCTTTGCTTACTCTTATTTGTATGTGGCCCATAAGAGAGAATTATTTCTTGAATCCTTCAAAGATAAATTTCCTAGTATCTTTTTTGAAAAGGCACCCGAAACTAGGAACCCTGACGAAGGCATGGGATTTGAAAAATCCATTTTGTTCTGTCTTTACTACATGATTCTCAAAAAGTATCATTTTATAGATACACTTGATCTTCTATCAAAAGGTCCTCCTTCTCTGGTAATTCTTAAGAGCAAATTTATGACCTTTCCTAGGAAAATGCAAGAGCGTAAGAAGCTAGAAGCTGAACATAAGAAGAAACAACAAAAAGCAGGATTAAAGTTTAAAGCTAATAAGAAAGGTTCATTGAAGGTTGTAAAGGTAAAGAAGGCTCCTAAGCAGCCCAAGCAGACACGCGCTGTTAAGAAGAATGTCAGCAGGAAGTTGCCTAAATAATTATTGTTATATTAAAATAGGATTATTTAATCATTTACCAAAGGATAAGTACCAAATGGAGAATAGTGCCTTAACTTTTACTGCAACACCTCAGCAGCTTACTTTAAATCTGTCCGAACTTACTGGATGTAACCCTTCCTTTGATGTCTTTAAGACGAACAAGAAAAGGATTTATGGAAAGAACACAGATGCGTACGCTGATGAATGGCAGGAAGCTTATGACTTGTATGGTTTAGATTGGTTGAAGAAGATCGCAGATTTTAGAACAGCAATTAGTCAAGATGACGAAGAGTTTGATTTGACTGCGGCACTAGATAATATCTTAGCAGAGCATTTTAAATATGCTTACGAGTATTGCGACAAAAACTATGATGTAGAAATTCTTATTGGAGCGAAGAATACAGAACTTCAATTCGAACGGATCCATTGTGTAATACTCCTAGCTTCTTCAAAGATTGACCGTTGTGCAATCCCTCTTATTAGCGAGTATGTAAAGAATTTAGATAGTGACGCTACTAACGCGGTCTTTATGAATTACTTCATTCATGTTATGGAAGAAATTCAAAAATTAACTCTTCCTAGAAAGATAAACATGCAGAATAAGATTCGAAGGCTTTGTGAAAGTCAGGTATTTGGAACAGAATATTCTGATAGTGTCTTGTGGGGGTATCTTAGAAATACGGGAACTTCACCTGTGGAATTTGTGCAACCGTTAATAAGAAAGATATACACAGATATAATCCCGAAACTTGCACTCACCCAGAACTCTGTAAACTTTATTCATGTTGTTATTCGTAAGCAACTGCAGTATTTATTCCATAGCAAGATTCCATTATCGTATGAGACTGTTAATAGCGCTATAGAACCTGATGAAGCTTCTGTATTTGATATTGAATCCCCAAAACTCAGCCAAAATGAGATCTACAAGCCTCTTATTAAGCTTGGTATTGAGGATATGTTTCGGAAGATTAAGCATTCGCTGGCTTTAAATATTACAGTATCTAACGAAGAAGTTAACAGATATCTAGGTAAAATCAAACCTACCAAAGAGAAGACTTTACTGTATCTAATCCTATTCGGTAAGTTTATTGAGGAGCATGAGATTCTTTATACTGTAAGCAATAAGAATTTTACAATTCTAATGCTTTATCTTTATAAGATACTACTTAACTCTGGGTTTAACGAACTTTCAAAGGTTATCTTAAGTGACCAATACGAAAGTGAGATGTCTATTACTAAGTTCAGATT